TAGCTTTAGGTTTAGCTCCTGAAATGGCAGGCACAGCGGCTGTGGTTGGAGGTTTGACTGGCTTAGGTTTATTAGGCCATGATGTTTATGAAAATTACCCAACCATCAAAAATTATGTTGTCAAAAAAGCTAATGATTTATTAGGTAATTAGTGAGTCAATGCCGCATAAACAACAGATGCAAATATTGACCAAATTATTATTGTAAGTAGTAGTTTCATATGTTTTCCATGCAGTGCCTCTTGACCCCCTCTATCACGGAAGAGGGGGTTTTTTTTATTTCTTTGCAGAAATATCAATAATTGCACTTATCCTTACTTGTAAAAGCTTATTTCCTACAGCAGGATTAAGAGAATTTACAACTTCTACACAACTTGCCAGCTCATCTTTTGCAATTGATGGTTTTGCTTTTTCTACAAAAGCATTAGCAAGCTTGATTAAATCTTCTTCAAGAAAATTGTAATTCTCAACAAGGTTGGCATTGACAAATGCCTCGGTGATTTGTTGTTTAGTTAACATCTGATACTCCAAAAAAATTGTTAATAATATTAATTCTTTGTTCTTCCGTTAAATAATACTGTGTTTTAGCTTCCAGAATTGTAACAAACATAAAAACATCTCCCAGCCTTTAGCAAGGTCTTCTTCTGACCACTCCACAATTTTAATCAATCCGGGATGGGTACGGGATGCAAAGACGTTAGCACAACGGGCATGGGGTATTTCTAAACCATATCGGTATGCCGCTAATTGCATCAGCATCTCGTCATATGCATCCACCTTATCATCAGGGCCAAAGTCTTTAGTTTTAGCATCCACGACAATCCCTAGGCCATCAACAGTGTGAAGGTCTACCTTACCCCCAAATCCCATGGGTGAAGCAAATGCAATTTCCGTCAGCCATTTTTGATCAGGGTGCGTTTTAAAATGCTCAAAGACTGCTAATTCAAAAGCTTTGGCAATTTCTAAATGTTCTACATCTTTTTCTCCTACATACCAGCGTTCAATTGACTCATGTATCCGAGTCCCTTTTTCTGCGGCCTGTTTTCCGGTCTCCTTTGAATCAGCGACTATGCGAGCAATAAACTCTTTTTCAGTCTCTGTTTCTTTGCGTGGAAGCGTCATAGCCGCTAAGAGCAACTGTTCGTTTTTCCACACGTCTAGGCCCGGCTTTGCCATGATTTTCATCACTGTGGTCACCGAGGGCACTAGGTTCATCTTGCGTGCGTCTCTGAGCGTTGTAGGACGGTCTGAACCGTCCTTCGCTTTCACAGTGTACTGCGGTGAACCGTCCTGCTGGTACCAGTGAACTGACTCTGCTGATCGGGCAATAATTGTTGTCATACTTCTTTCCTTTTGTTTTTTGAATCTAATGGACGACCACGTTTTTTGGGGGCTGGAGTTTTAAACTCCTTAACCCATTTATAAGCATTGCTGTTTTTATCAAGCTCTCCTTTACCTACAGGAATCCATCCTTCAAGCTGGAATACACGTTCAGAAAGGTAATCAATTAAATCTTTCAAAAACGATATCTGTGTATATATTTTTTCTTTTTCTTTTTTGCTGATAAACACAATTCCTCCTATTGAAACCAAAGATAAAACCCATGGAGAATTCCAATGGGAAAGAAGATTGCTCCGGCTACCAAAAATCCCCATGCCATATGACTAAAGCAAAAGAAGATATGTGTCAGCCAAGCACAAAAACAAGCTATTCCAAATAACCATCCCATATTATTTCTCCTTAAAATGGAATATCTTCGTCAGGATCCAACTGAGAAGCTGGAGGGATTGAGGCAGTAGGAGTGCTCTGTTTGCCCTGCAACTTTTCCCATTCAGGAGATGATGTGATCTTGGCCTTCAAGTTGTCGCTAAAGTTCTCAAAGATAGCCATGTCAGGATCTTGCAGATTAAACAGCTCATTCTTGTTGATTGCTTGTGGCAAACCACTTTGTTTGATTACAGAAGGCACTGGAGTCACACTACTGACGTTGGAATAGGTATTCCCATTTTGACCAGCACGATCGATGACGTTTAGCATGCACCATGCACCCAAGATGTTCTTAAGGTCAAACTTACGCATCTCTTCCTGCGTAAAAGCTTTACCACGCCAAGCCTGCAAATCAATGCGTAAATTGGCTTTTTCAGACCAAGCTAAGGTATAGTTCTTGAATATAGCGAAAGTCCGTCCGTCGACCATTTTGAGGGGCTTCCCATTGTCGTCTGAACCATGAATTTCCCATCCAAGCATGATCTTGTGAAGATACTTAACTTCACCCAGGTATTCGGTTTTTTGTGTTCCTAAGTCTACGATGCGGTAGCAACGCCCAAGATGCATACCCGGTGGGCAACGCTCAAAATTCCCACCCTTGTCTTCTACGATAAAGCTCATGTGATTCTCCTTATAAACAGTCTCACTGACTACTAACCCGGCGAATTGCCGTAAAAAGACTATAACATAAAATTAGATGTGTGCTAAAATCTTTTTTACGGGGGAAAGCGGATGCTGTTGGTAGGCCGAAAAACCTAAGCGGCACCGGGGATTCTCAGTGTCGTGGCTAAGGCTCCTGCTATCTAAGCACCTGACTGATCATTGGGAGCAGACGTAGCGAGTACCCCACCACAGAAAGGAGCAACATGAACCTAAAACAATACTTTAAAGATGAGCCTTACGGGGCAAAGAAAGAGATGGCTGATTACCTAGGAATCACGCCTACATGGCTGGGTTTACTACTTAGAAAAGCTCGTCGTCCTTCTCCTGAACTGGCTAAGAAAATTGAGAAGGCAACGCAGGGATTAGTTACTGCAAAAGAGTTACGCCCTGATTTATTTGATTGACCCAATGTTGGGTATTTAACTGGAGATTTATATGAAGAAATTGAAACTAGATGCCATCCGAATTGACGGAGGAACCCAATGCCGCTTAGTCATTGATCAGCCTACTGTATACAGCTATTTGGAGTCTATGAAGGAGGGCGACGAGTTCCCCTTAATGGAGACGGTATTCGACGGTTCAACATATTGGCTGACTGATGGCTTCCATCGCTATCACGCATTCAAGCTTTTGGGCATCAAAGAAATAGAGGTCAAGTACAAACCCGGAACCCTGCAAGATGCACAGATAGAGGCTTTGAAGGCCAACAGCAAGCATGGAAAACCGTTGACTAACGAGGACAAACGCAACAAGGTTGAAATGGCATTAAAGATTGAAGGATTTGATAAAAAGTCAAATTACGAGATTGCCAAAATTTGCCAAGTATCACAACCATTTGTAGCGGCAATTCGTGATCCTGCTGTAAAGCAAAAACAAAAAGAAAACGATGAGCGTCGCAATGTCAAAAAAGCAAAAGCAATCGAAGAAAATACTAATGGCATTAGTACGGGTAAACCCTTAGATGAACCTGATCCATATGCAGGGCAGGCACCTGACGATGATGAGATCAAAGCATCTGAACTGGGTATCCAAGCCTACATGGAAGAGATTGAGGCAGTTATTCAGGCTGACGATAAATTAGCCGAAGCCAGTGAGGTGATTAAGAAACAAGCTCATCGCATATCTCAATTGGAACTGCGTATGCATGGATTGATGAACGAAAAGAACGAAGCCATCAAGATGGTTAAGAAGTTACAAAAAGAAAACGACAAACTGAAAGCTAAAAAATGACCAAAGCCCTAGTGCCAAGTGAGCATGATGATGGAACAAAATTTCCCGAACCTAGATCCTTTCAAGTAAAAGCCCACGAAGCTTTACGCCAAGGATTTAGGGAAGGGCACAAGAACCAAATTATCATGGCCCCGACTGGGGCAGGAAAGACCTACCTAGGATTGCGTATCTGCAACGAGGCAATCCAGCGTGGTAAGCGTGCAGTCTTCCTATGCGACCGTACAACCCTGATTAATCAGACTTCTACAGTAGCCGACCGCTATGGTATGACCAGCCATGGAATTATTCAGGCTAAACACTGGAGACGTAGACCTGATGAGCTGTTTCAGATTGCCAGCGTGCAGACTATTGCCAAGCGTGAGTTTTGGCCCCAAATGGATGTGCTGGTGGTCGATGAGGCCCACACGACATACAAGGCATGGACTACCTTTGCCAAAGAGACCAACGCTACCGTTATTGGCTTGTCTGCGACTCCGTTTACCCAAGGTCTAGGAAAGATCTTCACAAACATCGTAAACGCCACCACGATGCACGAATTGACTCAAGAGGGTGTATTGGTACCTATGAGGATTTTCTCGTGCTCTAAGCCCGATATGACAGGTGCAGAGACTGCTGGGGGCGAGTGGACAGACAAGGCCGCTGAAGAGCGTGAACTCAAGATTGTTGGAGACGTGGTTTCTGATTGGCATAAGTTTGGCGATAACCGCAAGACCATTGTGTTTGGTGCCACGATCAAGCACTGTGAAGAGCTGTGCAGGCAATTTGTCCAGTCAGGCGTAATGGCGGCAATTTTCACAAGTGAAACAACTGAAAAGGAACGTGAGAACCTTCTCAAGGAATACCGCAAACCAAATAGCCACCTCAAGGTATTAATCTCTGTCGAGGCTTTGGCTAAAGGCTTTGACGTGCCGGACGTAGGTTGTATCTGTGATGCACGTCCACTGCGTAAGTCTTTGTCTACAGCAATACAGATGTGGGGTCGTGGCCTGCGTAGCTCACTTGAGACTGGCAAGAAGGATTGCCACCTACTCGATTTCTCCGGCAATATCATTCGATTCTTTGAGGACTTCAACGACATCTATTTCAATGGTCTTGAGAAGCTAGACGATGGCGACAAGTTGGATAAGAAGATCCGCACCAAGGAAGAGTTCGAGGCCAAAGGTTGCCCACGTTGTAGTTTTGCTCCATTCCACAAGCGTTGTATGGCCTGCGGATATGAGAAGGTCAGCAAAGAACTAAACGAAGCAATGCCGGGCCATATGAAGGAGATCTTCATTGGTGAAGGTAAAAACAAAAAGAAACTAGCAAACAACGCAGAGCATTTATGGCAACAAGTTTGTACCTATGCAAGGATCCACAGCAAGCCTGAGAACCAATCAGGACGGGCGTGGCACCTGTTTAAGCAGATGACTGGGCAAGACTCTATGTGGTCTTTTGCCAAGGCACCAACTGTCGAGATATCCAGTAATGTGATAAATAAGATTCGACAGATGAACATCGCTTACAACAAGGGAACCAAAAGATGAGTTACAAGATTTGCCAATATTGCATGAGACATAAACCGATTGAAGAAGTACGTTTTAGCGAAGACACAAGGCGTTGGATTTGCAGGGCATGTAAAGAAAGAAAATCACCGCAACAGTACAAAAGCAAAAGAGATGAAGAGGGCGATAAATGATTAAAGAAGAAGTTGTTTTTGCTTGTCGCACAAGAGAAGAGGCGATCACTTTAGCCAATGACATGATCTGCACAGAAGGCAAAGAACCAATTGTTCAGTGCATCATGATTGGTTTGTCATCTATGCAACCTGTTGGTTTTTTAGTTGTTGAAAGGGATAAAAGTGAGCTTTATTGATTTCGCACGAGGCTATGGCGTAGAGATTGATTATTCAAAACTCTACCCTTCCGATCGCATTAAGCGATGCGGTACCACTGAGAAGCCAAAGTCAAGCAATGGAGCTTATTTTTGGGACGGTGAGCGTGGCTGGGTAATGAACTGGGCCGGAGAGGCTAGAGTTGTATGGTATGAAGATCCACATGCAAGGCCATGGACTGATGAAGAAAAGCGTGCGTGGGTAGAGAAGCGTCGCTCCCAGCAGTCAGACCAGCAACGTAAATACGATCAAGTAGCGTTGCAGGCTGACATCGTCTTACGCTCTGCCAAGATAGAGAACCACGCATACCTCCAGTACCAGGGTTTTAGCGATGAGAAGGGTTTAGTCCTCAATGACAAGCTCATGATCCCTATGCGTAACGTGGTGACAAACAAGCTTCAGGGCTACCAATCAATCTATTGGGATCTACAGGCCCGTAAATACGATAAAAAGATGCTGACAGGGATGAGGGCAAAGAACGCCGTATTCTGCATAGGATCACGCACAGCAGACGAGTTTTGGTTGGTTGAGGGGTATGCCACTGGCCTATCTGTTTATCACGCCTTAAAGAGCTGTGGCATGACTGCATCGGTAATTGTGTGCTTTAGTGCCAGCAATCTTGTACAAGTCGCAGATCAGATCCCCGGCAAACGGTTTATTTTTGCTGATAACGATGAGAGCAAAACAGGCCAAACATCAGCAGAAGCTACCGGATTGCCATGGACGATGCCTGATACAGTGGGCTGGGATGCCAATGACTTGCATACAAGGGAAAGCCTTTTTGCTGTTGTTTCTAAGATTATGGGGGTGTTGACACATGCATAAGATTTAGGTGTAAAATGTGTTTACTAGGTGTGGAAACCAAGTGAAGTAAAAACCGTTAGATCAGGCTCCGACCCCGAATGGGGTAGCGTCTCCTCCAAAAGAGGTTGATGTTTTTCCACCGGGGTCTGTTCTAACGGTTTTTTTTCGCCTTTCCATTCCCAGTCGTACTCCACACGAAAGCAAGACCCATAAATCCGGGGGCGTGGAAGAAAAGGGTGACATGGTATGCGAAAGCTAGGGGGCAGTTCCTGAACAATCCATGCGGCTGGTCTAATCGTCAAGCCGGGGGTATACGGTATCCAATCCGTAACATGACGATCCTGTTTACAGGGGTGAAGCACCTTCTCTCTCTTACCCTTCTGGGGGTAGGGGGGTCTTTGGGTGAAAGGATTTAAAGGAGAATTACCATGGAATTCCTGACTCGACAAAAAAGCAAAAGTTACCACGTCATGGTTGGTGAAAACACAGCCTGCAAAATGTGGAATACAGGTAGAATGAACAAGAACAAAAAAACTTGGGAATTAGACTCAGATCAAACCTGACAAGACTTTATGCACCATGTGCTCAAATAATCTAAGTAAAGTTCTAATTCCATGTTAGACTTTTACTAAATTTACACAGGAGAAATCATGGATCAGTTGGAAGAGTTTCACTACTTTAGCTCACCAGTCTACGCAGTTAAAACACCGCAGTTCCTAGACCCTATGCATAAGGTCAGCAAAAAATATTTAGAAAAGTCCAAATGTCGTCACAAGGGTAAGAACCCAATGACATTGATGACTCAAGACTTTTCCGCAGATCCTGATGCCGTAGACTTTGCCGCATACGTCTCACAGACAGCATGGAACATCTTGAACTCACAGGGTTACAACGTAGATAACATCGTGACGTACTTTACAGAGATGTGGACTCAAGAGCACAACTTCCATTCCAGTATGGAGCAACATATCCATGGCGGTGGAGTACAGATCAGTGCGTTTTTCTTTTTGCAAGTGCCTGAGAATGCCTGCAAGATGGTGATCTACGATCCACGCCCAGCCAAGGTAATTATTGGTTTACCACCGAAGGACAACAACGCAGTGACTCTAGCGTCCCAGCAGATCGTATTTACTCCGGAAGAAGGCTTACTCATCTTCACCAACTCATGGTTGCCGCATTCATTCACACGCAACTTCAACAAGAACAAGGCAGTGCATTTTGTTCACATGAACTTGTCAGTAGCACCAGCACCAGTAGAGAACGATTCAAATGTGGAGGTCATATGAAATACAGAATTAGGTACAACAAAACCGCAGGCCAACCCGGTCGTGGAACTGAACTACACAAGTGGCGTGTGTTCGATGAGAACAACAAAGAACGTCTATGCAAACAAGTCATTCTCAAAGCTTTGGCTTGGACTGAAATCGATCCCAGTGGAGTTGACTGGAACATGGTCAGCGAAGGCGATATTCACATCAATAAAGAAAATTCTATTATTACCATTCTCTAATTTTATGTTAGACTCTTCTTACCACGATTTGTGGGTTTACTAAGGAGAGTCACATGAAAGCGTTTCCAATACCGGAACACACCAAAAAAGATTATGAATTTCCACCTCAACATGAGGGGATGGATTTACGAGATTACTTTGCCGCTAAAGCGATGCACGGTGTGAATTCTTTCAACTGAAATGGAAAAAATAATGTTATCGGACGACTTCGCATACTGGCTTGGAATTCATGGAAAACCTGACATCCTGCCAAACCAATCAATCTCCATTGAAAACATCATGGATCGGGTATCAGAGGCTGATCTAATCAGCGTTCTATTCTATGGCAAGGATGATCTAGCACTAAAGGCTTTAAAGGAGCTCAAGAGCCGTTTTGAAAGCGAGCTCAACGCTTTAGATGAGATGGTTCAGCATCAAGCTAGAGACAACGAAATGGAGATGGAAAATGCTAACGATTGGAATTGATCCGGGAGCGTCTGGGGCTATAGTAATTTTGGATGATGGCGTGCCCATCGAGTGGACAGCAATGCCTACCTACAAAATAGGTAAATCAACTCGTGTCAATGCATCAGAGCTGACTTACTTTTTAGATCATGGCGTTCATGTGGATCATGTCTACATTGAGGATGTACATGCTATGCCGGGCCAAGGTGTGAGCTCAATGTTTAACTTTGGTCATAGCTGTGGAACCGTGATGGGCGTGATTGGTGTACTAGGCTATGCACACACCATGGTCACTCCACAGAAGTGGAAGAAAGCCGCAGGATTGATTGGCACAGATAAAGAAGCCGCTAGAGCTCGTGCCATCCAGCTATGGCCTGAGTGGCGTGCACTAGATACAAAAGGCAAAGGACAAGCACTGGCTGATGCCGCATTAATTGCAAGGTATGGAAAATGAGTGATCAAAAATCAATTAACGATGCAGTTGACTACCTGTACACCCATGGTAAGAAATACGCAGAAGCCAAGGCCCAGCGTACCTACCTTGAGGAGTACCGCAAAAGCCAAAAAGCCATGCTGATGAAGACAGCTATGCAAAACGGCGTAAAGACCGTTGCGGCGGCTGAAATAGAAGCCTATGCAGATGCATCTTACCTAGAGGTGCTAAAGGGCCTACAGGCGGCTGTAGAGGCCGAAGAGACACTCAGATGGGGATTGGTATCAGCTCAGGCACGAATCGATGTATGGCGTTCTACAGAGGCGTCTAACAGGGCTATGGATAAGGCGGTAATGTGAACGGAAGCTACAACAAAGCAGAGAGAGCATGGGTGCAGTTAGTCAAGGAGCAACCATGCTCAGTATGCGGTCAGGATGGGCCATCAGACGCCCACCACATAAGGCAGGGAAGGCATTACACAGTTGTAGCTTTGTGTAAATCCTGCCATCAGGGCTCAAAAATGGGTTGGCACGGGGAAAAAGTGGCTTGGAAGTTGGTAAAGATGGAAGAAATCGATGCCCTGAACATCACAATCGACAATGTTTACAAAAATATTTTGAACAGAAAACTGTTCTAAAACAACAAGTTAGAGTCTTTCGAAAGAAATATTTAAAAATATTTGCAAAAAAGCTTGCACAAAGACTCTAACTTCGTGTTATAGTCTTACTTACTGCAACGTCGCAGGTTTATTTAGGAGATTCAAATGATCACAGAAATTCAAGCAAACATCCAAGCTCTCGCAACTGTCGAGTCATTGGTAAACGAAATCGACGCATTGTATGTGCTCGATCAAGAAGCCAAAGCATTGGCTGACAAAGTCAAAGCAATGAAGGTTGACATCGCCAACAAATACGGCGAAGGCAAACACGCTGGTGAGTTGCATAGCGTTGAAGTTAAGTTGGTTCAAGTTTCCGGCACAGTTGACTACGCCGCTTTGTGCGTTGAATACGGTATTACTGAAGAGACACTCAACAAGTTTCGCAAAGAAGGTCGTGCTGACATTCGTGTTTCACCTAAAAAATAATTAATGGGGCTTCGGCCCCTTTTTTTGGAGATTAATATGAAAAGCAGATCTTGGAAAAAAGAATACGTTCGTCTGCAAGAACGCATGGTAGTTGGGGCTCCGGCCCCAACAGTTGGCATGGGAGCCACGATGACTTCCTACTCTCGCCACGCTGGCACTATCATCAAAGTAGAGAAGGCAGGCAAGGGCTTGCTAGTCCACGTCCAGCAAGATAATGTAAAACGTATCGACAGCAACGGGATATCTAAAAGTCAGGACTATGAGTTCTCACCAAACACCAATGGCTCTGTGTATTACTACAAGCAAAAAGAACCTAATTGCCGCTGGGTTCAAATGTACATCAACCCTGAGACTGGTAGATTTAACAAAAAAGATGCCGGGGGTTTATTTGTAGGTGAGCGTGACGAGTACTACGACTTTTCTTTTTAAGGAGGCAGTATGCATAAAGACAATGATCACATTTGGACATCGGCAGGTACCGATATCACCATCCGCTGGCGTGCCCTTGGCTGGGTGCCTCCCAGCGAGCTGGAAGAGTACAAGGCAAAGTGGAAGTACTACCAAGAGCTCCCACTGCGTAAGCTGGATGACCTTGGACGTAAACAGTACGAAGAGGTTTTACGCCGGGCCAAAGTTGCGAGAATTCAGTGAAATCAAATAAAAAAAACATCAGCCAAGAATCATTTGAAAATCTAGTGATCGCTCTGATGAATTGCCGGGACGAGGATGGATTGCTTTTAAACATCCATCCTGCCTTGGCATTTCAAGAGTGGCTAGTAAACATGTACCCCGAAACACTGAGAAACCATTTGTATGGCATCCATACCTACGAAGCACCTGAAAGGAAACCCAATGACTGAAAAGAAGGAAATGAGCCAATTGCAACGTCAACTACTTGGGGGCGGTGGAGCTATCACATTGTTCACCCAGCAAGAGTTCGATGAAGCTTTAGAAATGGCTAAAGCAGAAATTATTGCTTGGGCAATTTTGGCTACTAAAGAAGCAATGCATAAAGAGCGTATGGATTGTGCTGAGATTGTTGAAGATTGGAATGGAGAAAAGAGCCTCAAAGAGATAGCTGAAGCTATTCGCAACCGCATACCAAGTCAGAGGCAATGATGGATTGGTCTTTTGATAACCTAGATTTTGATAAACATGTCAGAGAACAATTGCCTTGGTATGACTTAGTCACTGAGGCAGTTGTATTTATGGCACGTCAATATCTTCCTACTAAACATGGACTGATCTACGATATCGGTGCCAGCACTGGCAACATTACTTTGGCGATGAAGGATTTGATTGAAGAAAGAAATGCTGAAGCAATATCTATAGAACCCAATAGATCATTGGTTAAAAAGTTTCATGGTGTAGGAACCATCGTTGTTTCTGATGCAGAAAGCTATAACTATAAAAACTTTGATGTAGCAATAATCTTTTTAACCTTAATGTTTGTGCCTGTTGTGGAGCGTGATTATCTTCTATCAATCTTGCAAAAGAAAATGCGTAAAGGAGGAGCTATCATCATTGTAGATAAAGTTGCTGATAGCTCAGGATACTTTGCATCTTGCATAAAACGTATGACTATGTATTTCAAGCAAAAATTTGTAACGACAGAAGATATCTTGGCAAAAGAAATTTCGTTATTTGGAGTACAACGTCCAGTAGAGCGCAATGGCAAATTGTTTTTTAAATTTGGTGAGTTTGAAGGATGGGTAATCGAGGCTAACGAATGAGATACCTTAGTTTATTTTCGGGTATCGAGGCTGTATCGGTAGCATGGGAACCACTAGGGTTTGAATGCGTTGGTTTGGCAGAGATCCTGCCTTACCAATCCTCAGTGCTTAAACATCATTTTCCTAATACTCCAAACTTAGGCGATGTATTCAAGATTGATGCACAAGCCATTAAAAAGCTCGGTAAGATCGATATCGTTGTATTTGGATCTCCATGTCAGGATATGAGTTTGGCAGGCAAGAGACTCGGTTTAAATGCCATTAAGGAAGATACTAATCACAGCAGTAGATTGTTTTTTGAAGGTGTCAGAATATTTAGGTTAGCCCAAGAGCATTGTGGTGCTAGATTTATGCTTTGGGAAAATGTTTACGGTGCATTAATCAGTCAGGAAGGAAAAGATTTTGGAACAATTCTTGAAACATTGGTTGGGGTCAAATTTAGTGGTGACAGACTTGTTTGGGGAAATGAGGGCGTTGTCTGCGGAACAAGTGGATTGTGCGAATGGGCAGTGCTGGACTCGCAATGGTTCGGAGTACCGCAACGGAGGCGTAGAGTCTTTGCTCTCCTCGATACTGGAGACTGGAGAAATCGAAAGCCGATACTTCTTGAAGCCGAGCACTTGCGGAAGGTTGTTGGAACGAATGAAGAAAAGAGGGAAGAAAATTCCGTTGTCTTTAGCGACAGCTTTGACCCAAATTTCAGAAGAAAGCCAATCGTCTACGAACAGCACATGTCAGACTTTCGAATAAAGGAAGTGGATGTATTCCCTACCATCACTGCAAAATGGGGTACAGGAGGCAATAAAGTTCCCTTTGTACAGACTTTTGACCGTCAGGGTATAGCTCAGTATTCCGATAACCCTGTAGCGTCTACAGTGAGTGCCCGAGACTGGAAATCAGCCACTGACCTAATTACCTATGCCATAGCAGAAAATGTGATCGATAGGCAGGTACATAACGGTGGCAATGGGGATGGGATAAGCAAAGAAACCTGCTATACCCTCAATGCCACTGGCGTGCACGCAATTGCCAACAAATATCAGGTCAGAAGGCTTACACCAATGGAAACAGAGCGATTACAGGGATTTCCAGATAATTGGACGAATGTAGGCAATCCAAGCATAGCAAAGCGATATAACGCTCTAGGACGCTCTATGGCAGTTCCAGTGATGAAATGGATAGGGCAAAGCATTAGGGAAAACACCTAGATAAATAAATGTTGACACAAGAATCTAACTTTGTGTTATAGTCTTACTTACTGCAACAAGCAGGTTTATTAAGGAATTGAAAATGGACAACAAACTTTATAACAAAGCATACGAAGAATATTGCAATCTTCCTGAAGTAATGATTGATCCTTGTGATATGCCTGAGAGCATTGATCATATGGTATTTAGAGCACAACACGAAATTGATTTAGTTGATGAAGGTGAGCGTGAATACAACGGCGAAACAGTATCGAAATCTGATTACAACAAAATCAAAAGATATATTAAAAAGTGGTCGGGCAAATAATTTAACAAGGAATTAATCATGACAAACGATTTCAAAACAATGGCAGAGATGACCAACAAAGCCTTCCAAGAAGCCACAAGCCTCATGGCTTACTGTGATTACATTGCTCAATTGATTAGCAAAGAGATGAAGGCAGAGGACGACAAGTACAAGCGTCTGCTTGGTAGCGTAAGCCGCCCTCAATACGACCTTGGCCCACAAGGCCAGTTCCAGTCAACCAAGAAGACCATCAACGTAGAAGATCGTTATGGTAAGAAATACAAAATCACAGTGGAGGAGGCATGAATGTCTACAAGGTACAGGAGGAGTCGCTCCTCGATCGGATCATTATTGGTTCATTGTTTATTATCTCTGTGTTTGCCTTGGCTTTTGCTCCTGATGTGTTTATGGTTGAGCAAGTAACCTATGACTGCCGCATGGCATCCTACCCAACAGCAGTAGACGTGCCCCAGTCAGTTATTAGAGAATGTAGAAACCAACTTAAGGATCATCATGGCAACTAAAGCACCAGTAAAGAAAGCGGAAATCCTGACGGAAAAGCCTGCTGTTAAGAAACCAGCTAAGGCAGTGGAAAAGAAGTTTGACATGCCGCAGGAAGTATCCGACTGGATCGAGAGGGCCTCAAGCATCATGAAGAACCAAAAGGGTCAGATTGATGAACTCAAGGCAGAAAATAAAGATCTCAAGTCATACCGGGCATGGGCAGAGAAACGTATCTTGCAGATGGATATCGCAGACAGAGAGAACAACTAAAGACTACGGGGAAGGACTGACACTATTCGGCACAGGCTATATTAGGAGCAATTAAAATGTATACAACACTAAACGAACTAAGGATACATAGTCCTTGCGAACTAGGATGGGAAAAGCTATTAAAACACTTAGAAAAAACAAAATCAGACGATGAGCCATTGTCTTTTCTTACTCTCCTTGAATCTAACGGCTTAGATGATGCGTTGTGGTGCCTGCGAGCCGCCCCGAAGGACTGGGAACCCGGCATTAGAATGTATGCGGTATGGTGCGCTAAACAAGTAGAGCACTTGATGACCGACAAACGCAGTAAAAATGCTTTACTAGTAGCACAAAACCATGCTCTAGGCTTGGCGACGGATGAAGAATTAGCCGCTGCGGGGGATGCTGCATGGGCTTCGTTGGCTGCGGGGGCTGCTTCGTTGGCTGCGTGGAGTGCTGCATGGGCTGCGGGGGCTGC